GCGAATTATTTGCGAAAAGCTTCCTGCCCCTTACTGTGCAGACTTTTCAAACTAGAGTGCAATTGTCCATCGTTAAGTTCAACGATAAAAACTGTCCGGTGCCCCGTAAAACAGTATAGTTCTTCTAGTATGCTAGCTATCTAATGTGTGGCGAAACCATTCACGGCCTTCTCACAAGTTTTTCAATCTATGTATTTACTAAACTGTGAGTCGAATCCGATGGAATCTTCAACCTTGGTGTGCTGTGCGCTAATGTGTCTAACTTACTTGTACCTACATCTCTTTTTGAGTTCGGTACTTCTTTTAGTGTCCTAGTGTTCTGTCGCGTGTTCGTATGTCCATGCTCACGCGAGCTAGGTGGTGTTAATGTGAAGCAAAATGGAATTGGATATATATAAATGAAATCATCCCCTCCCGCTATATAGGCGAATTCGCCATTGATGTCCGGCGGATACGCCAAGTTTGACATTACATTCGGCTGTGTAACTGCAGTCGGAACCCAAGATTCGAGTCCGTACCACGGTATTCTTGCCATTACTGTATCTGTATTTGCCATAACCATTGCGTTTCCTTGTCCGTATGTACCATCAAGGTCGTCTAATATAAACGTAGGGGTAGCATTTTCCTTTACGACGCGAGATCCGCGCCAATAAGCAAAACCAAACTGCAACCCATAAAATGCTGTGTTTGTTGCATCCGACACTGTTGTATTAGGGAAACTTTCCTGCCCTGAGGGCGTCCCTTTTGAAACGTATCGTTTGCAAAGATCCGATAATGATGATGATGTATCGGCCATCATGAAGCCACTTTCTGCAGCTCCGTGCGAGTTTTCTTTGAAACCTCCAAACCTCTCTTTGAACGTAGAATTGAGTGAACATTCTCGATTCATATAGTGTTTTCGCTTGACTATAGCGCCGTCCGAGTCCAATGACGGATTGAGTACACTTAAATTTGAGGTTGTAGGACATGCTAACTGGTAGTCTGAGCCAGCCGCCCTATAAACGTTAACATAATAAACGGCATCAGCAGGTGCACTGCTACCGATTACATTCGTCATCGCTTCTATTATTAACAAGTTCCAATCATTAGGTGGTGCTATGTATGTAGTAACTCCCCATATCCTAGGTGCTAGATACGGTACTTCAAATTTAACCCATGCATCTCCTTTTACGTCTATGATCCTGACGTAGTAACCTGTATAATCGGTTACTGTTCCACTCGCTGGTGTTTCTGTATGTGCTAAAACTATTCTAAATCTACAAGAGTAGAAAGGTGTGCCTACAAAATGGATAAGATACTTGATCGATCCTCTCCAAAATTGGTAAAATGATGATGCAAACATCATATAGTCAGGTAATGTTCTACCTCCACTTGGAAATTGCATCGGGTGATTTGCTATCACTCCTATTCTACCTGCCGTGGTAACTGTGTACGAAATCAGCAAATTAGGAATTTGGCAATATGAACTTGCCGGCATATCTGACGTTACTAAGTCTACTTTTTTAGACACTGAACATTCAGGAAAAGGTGCCAATACTTCTGAGAAGTCAGCTCCACTAACCATCGTGTGTCCTCTATTAGGTCTACTCCAAACGTACTGAATCGAGCCATCACTTGTTGGCTTATCTAAATTCGTGAGAATTGCTGCTCCAATATCTATTACGGATCCTACAAAAGGTATCTTACGTAAGAAAGAGCCAACTATTCCCAACCCTTTTTGAAGAGCTGTGAGTCCAACTTGATTCTTTGTTTCTGCTTCCTTTGCTTGTTTGTTTTTATTAACTGCTTTAACAACTGCAGCTCCAGTGCTAGGTCCATTAGGCCCTGGATCTTGTGTGACTACTTGAGGCTTATCAGGTTCTGCCTCATATTTACTATTATTTCGCGGATCCGACATTTCACGTTTCATCCATTGCTCCTTTTTCTGGTACTTTGAAACGGTAACTGTAATTCCTGGCGGAATTGGTCCATAACAACTGATCTCTGTCATTTGCATGAACACATTTATTGGAATTGCTTCCGAAATTGCTGAGTTGCTCGTAAGCAACGGATTCACAACTGACATAAAGAACACGGGACATGCTGCTGGTGTATTAATGTCTTGCAAATCAAAATGTGGGCGTGGTGACATGTACGGAATATCTAAAGTGACTTCGTCTTGCTGTGCTGCCGAAATTATCACTCCATTTAAACCACATGCTATGGTTGGGTCAGAAAGAACTGACTGTGGAAATCCTGGCGGAATCCAACCTGCTACTATACTTCCTTGATGGTAATACGTTGAATTTAATTTAATTGTTACCCGGAAGTTGCATCTTAAATACCTCCACATTCCAGTAAATGGTGTTGAAGCTGCTAAATTTCCAATTATGTTTTGATGTGCCTGCGAATTATTAGTAATTGATGTTAACGGTATTAGGTTTGCAATCAAAGTGCTTGATCCTGTCCAATTTGCTCCTAAAACTTGCACAACTCTACCCAATATGACAGATGGTGTCTCTGTTGGATACGGGTTAAGTGGTACAAATTCCGTTGATAACGCCCCTGAACTCTGCTGAGTTGTCACATTGGTGGCATTCTCGAATCGAATATTATTCTCTTGTATTGTCGATTCCTCAATACTTGGTTCTATCAAAGTGCGAACCACTTCACTATGCTGTGTGCTATGTTGAGCCATCCAGTTATCGCCATTAGTCCCTCTCGGATGCAAAGAAGGGGTAGGCGGAGTGGGGACAGGTTACAAGATGCATTTCCGAAGACGCCAATGCTTACCTGTCGTGCATGTTTACCCTATCGCTGGGATTGATTAATCTAAAAGTAGCCCCACTGCCTTTCGTAGAGAATTTTTTGAACTTCCTCATACGTGGCATAAAAAGGTTTAGCATAAAGAGCATGCATAAACGCATTTAACTGTGACTGACGTTTTTGAAACACGTCTTTTGGGTAATTTCCCCATTCTACCAGAGCATTATGAACATTAGTTTGTACTTGAATTTTATGTGGAATTAAAGCATTGTACCTAACATATTGAACTGACGAAATAAGTGAATCTTCATCAATTTGTGCTCTGTAAGTGTATCGTTCTTGATTCAAACGTACAAATCTTCGTTGAAGGAACTTAACGTCTTCAAACGGTATTGCTTCTGCGACTGTTTCTCCTTTATCAGGAGTTGTGTGTGTATGATCAAACAGCAACTTTGCTGTCGCTGCTATTGTCTTGCCATTGTACCAAGACTTTATTTGCTCAAGAAATGCAACCAAAGAATCATCTCCAAAGTATCGTGCAAATGCATGAGCATCAAATTTAAGTTTAGTGCCAAACTGACGCAATGACAAAAAACGAAATATTATTCTGTTCTTGACAGAATTTTTAACTGTATTCAAAAGTGAGGTCAACAATGAACCAGAAGGCATAAGTAATCCAATAAAAATGCAGTCTTCTATTAAAATATATGGTGCCAACGTGGAAACAGATGCTGACAACATCACTAAATAAAAATCGCTCGTTAACGGGATATTAAAATGTTTTGCAAACATTTGTGGAAATGCGTATGAAAACGCAAACATGAAATATTGATCCCATTTTGCAACATCATCTGCTGATATGTTGCCTAATTCTTTAAGCTTATTAGCTATTTCTGACCATGTGTTACTATAAGGATTAATACCTACCGCTATTTCTGATTCTTGATTATGCTCTATCTTGACCATCCAATATCCAAATGCCATCCTTGAAAAAATAAGATGATCCAAAGGTCCTGCCTGAAATACCCGAGTTTTAAAGTCCTCCACTCTATCCAAAGGTCGAGTTTCATCTTTTAAACAAGCAGTAAAAACTGCTGGAACCACAATACGTTGCTTTGCCATTGCAATTCTAAACTCTACCATTCTTCGAAGATCTGGGTCAATCCATCGAGTTTCCTTATTAAACAATTGTTCTCTTCTAATATTCTTCAAGCACCAAGGAAATCCTGCTGAAGTTGTAATATCTAATCCGGGAAGCCCAATTTCTGGTAAACCAAAAATAGCTTCTTCTATAGTAAGTAAACGTGGAGTCCAATTTTTTGAATACTGCGTAAAAACTCCTTCCCAAACATCAAAATCAAACAGTCCAGGAGGTTCTTTCTTAAATTTTCTCTTTCCTATTCCTGACAATCCTATTAAAATTGGATCCTTAACCTCATCATTAACTACTCCCAACCGAAGTTTAGCTGGTGCAGTAGTTTTTGGAAATGGTGGCTGCAAAAACACCTCTTCTCCTTCTATCTTTGTCTTCATACCACTTAAAATTTCT